ATGAGCGAGGCGAGTATCAATCAGGTTATCAAGCGTATTGGATATGGCGGTAAGGTCACTGGTCACGGCTTCAGGCATACGATGAGCACCATACTGCACGAACAGGGCTTTAATAGCGCTTGGATTGAGCTACAGCTCGCTCACGTCGATAAGAACAGCATCAGGGGCACCTACAACCATGCGCAGTACCTGGAAGGCCGTAGAGAGATGTTGCAGTGGTATGCTGACTATATCGAGTCGCTAGAGCGTTCGTAGACTGCCGGCCAGAAGATAGATCTCCATCTTATCGATATCCCTCATGTGTGAGAAAAGTAGGTAGGTTCAGTCGTTCAGTAGGTTCAATTATTTATTTGTATGTTTTATAAGTATTTTTATTGAGTTATTGAACCGACCCTGAACCGACCTTAGGCCGTTTGAACCGACCTATCAGTTGTCGCACCAATGAAACTTCGTTCGATGGTGTTGTATGCTGTACGCATAAACAGTGTATTCTAGACATGTAGACCTCAGTAGACGATAATCCACTACATGAACAGGCTGTGCCTAAGCATCACTTGGAACGATTGGTATGGTCTTAAACTTCGAGGGCGTGAGGTGAGGTGATGTCTTTTTTTAAGTTATTGGACTCCGAGAGAAGTGAGGGAGTATGCCTGAAGGTATTTATTAAAGATCTTGCTAAACAAGAGAAAGTACCTGAATCTGAGGTTGCTGCAATCTTGCTTAGGGAATATGAAGAAGAAGTCCCATTTCACGAACAATTCGAATTTTATTATCATGATGTAGTGAAGTCATTTGTAGTGGCAAATAAAAGTTATTGTAAAGCTGCGCTTACTAAGATTGCATATGGTGATTCGTTAGATGAAACCTCATTTACTCTTGAAGTGGAGGTTTCACATGGAATTATAGAAAATAAGAATATATGCATTAAAGCCACTGAAATGGCTATGTTTTTAATTGATGTGCATGTCAATATACCAAATTGTCTTAGCCATGTTGAAAATATTGCATATGATAAATATTATAAAAAATATGACCTTAATGGGAATAACCAGCAGGCACCCAATATGGAAGTAGGTGTAACTACAGACATTAATGAGGAAGAGCCTACAGAATGGAATGATTTTAAAGGCAAGTCTACAGCTATGACACTTATCGCTGGATTATCACTGGCTTTAACAAGGTCACACAATGGTTGTAGGCATAGAAATGGGAAGCCTAACAAATCAGCAATAGCAGCTGTAGCAGCTAATTCTGTGATGAGCGCTGGTTACTTGGTTGATATTGTCAGTGATAGGCAATTGAGAGGTTTGATTGGTAACGCTTTGGAAACGTGTGATTTTGGCACTACCGAGACACTTCCAAAATCGTAAGTTGTAGAGTGTTTATAGTTCCAAAATCTAACGAGCGCCTGGCTGTTCACTTCCAAAAACAGTGACAACCAATTTCCAAATAATAAACAGTAAGTTCCACATCTTTTACTTCCTTTGTGCTGAAATATCTCCTGTAGACCACAAACAACAACAGGAGCTATACAAATGTCACAAAGTCTAATCCGGCTTCCCGATGTCCAGCGCCGTACTGGTTACAGTAAGGCCTGGATCTATCGTCTCATGTCTCAGGGGAAATTCCCTACATCTGTAAAAATTGGCACTCGCGCCATTGCCTTCGTTGAAAGCGAGATTGACGACTGGGTTAATCAACGTATTGCTGAGTCTCGCAAGGAGGTTGCCTGATAAAGAATACCGGGTGTGCATTTGTTGCGTGCTGTTGCGGTGAATTGTCTCCATTATTCACTTGCGGCAATCAAAAGCTTTAACGAGGAATAACCAATGAAACTGAAAAATACGGCCATTCTTGGTCAGGGCAAAACTCATCCTGAATTCACTGCCGGCGCCAATATCGCCGAGCTGAAGTTCCACGACCAGGTGGTAATTCCGTTCGATAATGGCGACGGGAAAATATGGTTCACGGCCGAGCAACTGGCCAAGCTGCTCGGATATGCGGATGTGAAGCAGGTGAACAAGATTTTCCAGCGTCACAAGGAAGAGTTCACTGAAAGTATGACTACGCTGGCCAAAGTGACGGTCAGCAATAAAAACAATGAGTTAGAATATGTTCAAATCCGACTGTTCTCTCTTCGTGGTGCCCATCTGATCGGCATGCTTTCACGTACCAAGATTGCCAAAGAGTTACGCATTTGGTTGCTGGATCTTGCCGAGCAAGAAACTTCAGCACCTCAAGGCGGTGTTCATCACACAATTGAACAGATGCGAAACATTGTTGCGACAGCCCGGAAAGCCTCAGACGAGGATTCTTCCGACGCAGGCCGCCGCCTTCGTAAGCGCCAGGATGATTTGCCGGACTTGCTAAAAGCCGAAAGGCTAGTAGATGTGATGGGGCAGATAGCATTCGATCTGATTGGTGGCGGTAAGAAAGAGGTGCTTCCATGATGGCTAATATCTATGGGGTTGTCGCAGAGCATACCGCGCCGCACAAGGGCTACCGCGATGTTGTCCATCAGACAGGCCCGATGATTTCAGGTCAGTTGCGATTAGTTTTAAGCGAACCTCAAATTCTGCAGGTAACTTTCGGTTACTTACAAGCTTGGCACAACTCATTTAGAGTTGAGCAAGATTTGTGCCGACGAAATTCGCACGTACAAATCAAACAGGAACAGCATTCCGGTTCGCCCGAAGATAAACATTGCTTAGGTTCGCGTAAACTCGGCGATTTACCGAGTTTGGAGGCTCAGACGGTAGCCGCCACCTGCACACCGGGTGCGCAAAAAGAAAAGGACAACGCTGCGAACGTTGCCCTTTGGGATGATTGCTTTTTCAGTCATCAAGAAAATCAGTATTTTGCAGTGTTGCAGTATAGCTTATCCTCTTTAGGAGGGGAAGTTTACTGCTTGCATACCGATAATATCGGTACGCAGAGCTACCCCGAAATTTTCGGGGAGGCTGACTGCATCTGTTTAAGTAATGCAGTTCAGTTATCGACCTACAAAAAAAGTGTAGGTCAGCCCTCTGGTGATTCCTTGGCTTTCCTGCGCTGCCGGCGTTTGATCTCGCCCTGCATGGCAGTGACAATAAATTGCCCTGTTGTTTCTCCGTCTTCTTTGACCGACTCCATTGCCTCCACTACCTCATGCGGGGCGCGAGCCTGCACCTTCTGTGATTTTGCATTAATTGCTTTCGTTGCCAAAGCTGAAACCTCCTGTTGTTGGTGGAGGACAGTATACACAAAAGATAATGCAGAAAAAGTATTGACGTGCCTCCACCTTGGTTTTAAAGTGGAGTCCACCTTGAGTTATTTAAGGTATGTATATGACGAAGCCCAGAAGGACGGCAATCCGCTCTGGGCCTCTAACCACAACGTAACTGAGGCTTACATTATGGCATGTTCACATGATACCCAAACTCGCCCTAAATTTGTATACCTGTTCCTGGGCACCCCTAACGAATTTCCCGACTCCACACCGACGGTGCTTCGTGCTGAGGCCGATACCGAGGATGACGCTCGCGCCAAATTCCCTCGTTGGACGCTGACCTTTGCCGCTCAAATCCGCACGGCTGCACCTTGTCGCCTGCAAATCTTCTCCACCGACGACGGCTTTATGTGGGTTTACGAGCAGCGCCAAGCTGCGCAGGAGGAAGCTCATGCATAACATTCCCCCTGAAATTTTGACCCTGCTCGGTATTTACCCTGGCACCACAGGCCGCGTGATGTTGTACGTGGAGAACGGCGTCATCACATCGAACCTGCCGATCCCCGAGCATCATTTCTGCTGTTCGGTAGAGTCGTTTATCGAACTGGCTCAGCGCGCCGGGTGGCATGTCACGCCGAATCACGACGAAGTCACGAAAAGTCACGCTACTGCCGAGGAGGTTGCTCATGTCGCATGAAACTGCATTGCCTGAGATTAGCCGACAGGCCGATCAGCTAAACGCGTTGTTGGTAGCGATGAATATCGGCGCTGACGAGCTCGATATTACGGACATAAACACGCTAGTCACGCTGGCGATTGATCTGATCAACGGGCCCGCCATTTGGTTGCAAGAAGAGCAGCGTCGCCGGGAGAAGAAAAATGCGTAACGTTGGTTCGCTCGATACGTTGGATGCGCTCGCCAAAATACAGGCTTTGGCCGCTGCTGCCGGTTACCTTTCCGCGAACGATAAGGAAAAAAGCCTGTGCTTTGAGCTTTTGGACATCATCGAAATGACAGCCCGGCGCTGTGTGGAGGCAGACGATGAATAAGACCTACACCTATCAGATGAATGAGGATGTGCTGCTGCACCTGCAGCGGTCGCTGGATCTGCTGAGCTGTGCGCAGCTCATTATCAACGCACAGGACAAGCATATGCAGAAATACGTTATGTCGCTGGTGGATGTGGCCGAGGATTTCACTCAACGGGCAGCTAACGCGCTGGATCTCGGTGAGCAACCAACGGTGAAAAATGAACAGGGGGTGTGCAATGGCTAAGAAAACTGAACTGATGGCTGGTGGCGCTCTGAATTCTGGCTCTGACTATATCGATTCTCAGGAATTGATGGGGCTGGTCAATGAAGCTCGCAAAGAGTGTGGGCAAAAGCCGATCCGTAATAATGATTTTGTTGCCCGTATCAAAGATGAGCTGGCAGGGGAGGCTTACGAAACTTTCGTAACCCCCATGGACAGCAAAAAAGGTGGTGCAGATCAGGAAGTCATCCGAATGCACCGTAAGCAAGCCCTACGAGTCGCTGCGCGTGAGTCGAAAGCGGTGCGCCGTTCTCTGGTCGATAAGCTGGAGGCTCGTTACCAGCCGGCCCCCGTGCAGCGTGAATTGTCCACGATGGAGATCCTGCAGATTGCGATGGCATCAGAGCAGGGCCGCCTTGCAGCAGAAGAGCGCGCTGACCATGCGGAACGCACCAAGTCGCAAATCAGCCGCAAACGTGAAGCCTCTGCCCTGGGTAAACTCAGCGCGGCCACCCGCAAATGCCGTGACCTTGAAGAACGCCTGGGAGAAAGCGTGAAGCATGCGACGATCACCAAGGTAGAGAAGAAAACCGGTGGTGAGTTTAAGTTTGCAGCCCTGCGTAAATGGTGCAAGGAACGCGGTGTAACGGCTGTGGATGTGCCCGACCCTCGTTATGGCAGCGTCAAGTCCTGGCCGGCGGGCGCGTGGTTGGACGTGTACGGCGTCGATCTGCGCAAAATCTTCGGAGGTGAGGCATGAGCCATATTGAGCAGGTATTAACCCAGGCGACCATGCAGGAACAAGATACCGATGCGCTGTTCTACATCCGCCAGCACTCTGACGCGGCCTATGAGGGGATCATTTCCGGGCTGGGCGCGATCGGTAATTTGGCTTTCTGGGCCTGCGACAGTGAAAACTACTCGGAATCAGATGCGCGTGAAGATTTGCGTAGCTTGGGCGAAATGTTAATGCATCTGCCGGGAATTGCCGCCGCACTGAAAACGAATGCGGAAACCGCAAACTTTAATATTGGTGAGCGTGAGCAGAAAAAGAAACGCTAACGTCCAGCATTAATTAATCGCTACCAACAAATTTAATACCGACGCCGGTCGGGGGCTTCACTCGGCCGGAATTCGGTAAGGATGGAATATGAATCGCTCAATTGAATTAAATCGCAAACACATTGCCGAGGCGTTTGTGGATTATTGCAAGCGCCGCAGCGGCGGACACCCGGTGTTCTCTGTAACGGTAAACCGCCAGCAGGTCATCCTGGGCGAACTGCGTGCAGAGGTCGTGCACCGCTGCCTGACAGACTGTTTTGAGGTGGAATGCTTCAAAAAGTATGGGCAGACAAACAGCCTCAAGCTGTTGGAATCGACCTATGCCGGCATGCTGAATAAAGACAACAGCAAATTATCGCCTGAAGGCATCGAGTTTATGGCATCGCTAATGAGCAATGCGGTGGAAATGGCGTTAAAGAACCCGCAGGACAATACCCTCGGTCTGGAGATGTACTAATGGAAAATATTATTCATGCCGTATTCGGGAAAAATGAAACTGTCGGTAAATACCGTGCTGAAGCCACGTCAGCCGGTGTCCGCATTCTGCGTTGCAACCATGAAGGGGTATTCGAGCAGGTAGACCTGGTGCCGTTTGCTGACGTGATGCGTCGCCTGGACGCCGGTGAATGGGAAGATGAAATCAAGCTGTCGTTCGACATTCTCAAGGCTTGGGGTAAAAAGCCAAAGGACACAAAGGAGGCCGCGACGGACGAAGAACTGTTGCTGCTCTGGCGCTGGCTGATTGCAACGGCGTTTATCCGTGAACAGCTTGAGAAAAACGGATCCGCACGCGTGGAGTGGCGACCCGGTGAGTTTAAGGATTGTGCGCTTTATGTCGGCAAGCATGGTGGCATGAACCTTTACCCCATGGCGGAACGGCTGCCATGGCGAATAACATTGAAGGGGCGCTCATTGAGCGTTATGGCCGCGAGCAAGGCGTTAACAATGCCATCGAGTTCTACATGATGATGGCGGGTGAAGATCACGGATTGTCGGACGCCGGCCGGGAAATCCTGGCCGATTTGCACGACAGCTTCATTGAGCAGATGAACCGTGAAGGCTTGCCGACGGCTCCGACGGCGCACTGAGGAGGAAAGATGAAATCTTTAACCAAGAATTTTCGCCTGAATGCGCTGGCAAACCAGTTTTCAGCGGCCATTTTCAACCTTATTCGTCAACAGAACGGCGGTGATTGGTTCATTGTCGATGCTGATGGACAGGAAATCCATGTGGCGGTTATCGGCGGCGTCAGCGGCATGCGGGAGCTGGTGGATGCAGGTTTTCTGGCGGCTCTGAAGGAGGTAGCGCCGCAGTGGGAGGGCGTTGCTATCAAATGGCTGGCGCAGTGTGTTGTTGATGGTGAGCTAACCGAGCGAGGCGTTGAGCTTTGGACGTCCATGCGGGCAGACATGGGTGATTCGGTTGCCAAGCGCGGGGGTAACTTTCATGCGTAACATCGACCTGATCCGAGAGGTAAAACGCCAGTCAACGGGAGGATGGTCCCAGCTTTTACCGCAGTGTGGCGTTGATGTTCCTGCCCGTGATGGGCATGGACCATGCCCTGTCTGTGGCGGTACTGATCGGTTTCACTTTATCGACGATCACGACGGCGGTGAGTGGCATTGCCGTCAGTGTGATGAGCCAAATCATGGCGATGGTCTTGACCTGGTTGCGCGTACGCACCGTATCGGCATCACTGAAGCAGCCGAAATGGTAGCCGGGGTACTGGGTATCGGTGACCGTTCAACGCAAACGACAGCAATCGTCACGCCGTCGGCCGTTAAGCCTGCCCGTGAGGACAGGGTCGAGAAGTCGATCGCAGACCGTGTCGCTGAATTGCTGTTGAAAACCCATCCGGGTGATGCGCTTTACCTCGCCAACAAGGGGCTTCCAAGCCCCTTCGAAGCCATGCTGGACGATGGCTCGATGGTGCTGGTGTTGCGGTCGATTACGGGGGCGGTTACCGGCGCGCAGATCATCAAACCGACAGGCGAAAAGCGTCTGCTGGCCGGCACCAAAAAGAAAGGCGCGTTTATTTCGCCATGGCCATTACCCGAAGCGATTGAAACGGTTGTGATCGCCGAAGGGAACGCCACCAGCGTTACAGCGGCGTTACTGATGCCTGAAGTGTTGCATGTTGCCGCGATTGACGCCGGGAACCTGCTGCCGGTGGCGCAGGCGTTTCGTGAAGCATACCCGGCAGCGCGGATCATTATCGCCGGTGACAATGACTGGCATGCGCCGGGTGAAGTTGATGAACAAGGTAAACCACGCGTTAACACCGGCAAACTGGCGGCAGAAAAGGCGGCAAAAGCCGTTGATGGTTGGCTCACGCTCCCGCCGGGGGAGGTAAAAGCCGATTGGGACGACCACCGGCAGTTGCATGGCGTTGATATTGCCCGACAGGATTTCGTCAATGGCTTGTATCAGCCGGCAGGCATCCAGATCACCGCTGCGGAAAGCCGTCCAACGAAAGACGACCTAAAGCCTTATATCGACGGGCGCCGTGGCGGTCTGTATTGGGTGGAACCCAAGCTGGACAAGGACAGCGGGGAAGTTGTCGAAAAAGAGGTGTGGCTCTCATCGTTTGTCGAGGTGGTGGGCGTGGGCGAGGATGATTCGGAGCGTTACCTTATTCTTGCCTGGACACCGGAGGGCAGTGATGAACGGCGCACCGAAGCGATACCCTTGCGCGATATCGGGGAGCGTGACGGCTGGGCCAAACTCAAGGCCGGCGGCATGCTGATCACTTCGAAAAGCGGTCTGCGAGCCATTCTTGCCGATCATCTGCAGCGCAGTGGCAAACGTGACATGTGGGCAATTGCCAGCGCCAGCGGTTGGCAGTGTGGCGCCTACATCATGCCCGACGGGGAAGTATTGGGCACACCAGAAAAACCGGTGCTGTTCAATGGACGCTCTGCTGCTGCGCGGGGTTATACCGTCAAGGGAACCACCGAGAGCTGGCGTAATAGCGTGGCCAGGCTGGCGAAGGGTAACCCGTCGATGATGCTCGGTATTGCTTGCGCATTGGCTGCGCCGCTGATTGGTATCGCCGGCGCGGACGGTTTCGGGGTGCACCTGTTCGGCGGCTCGTCGGCGGGGAAAACCACCACCGGCAACGCTGCCAGTACCGTCTACGGTGAGCCCGATGCGTTGAAATTAACCTGGTACTCAACGGCGCTTGGCCTGGTGAACGAGGCGGCGGCGCACAACGACGGATTTATGCCGCTGGATGAAATCGGCCAGGGCAGCAACCGAAGGGCGGTAGCGGAGGCGGCCTATGCGCTCTTCAACGGCGTGGGCAAAATTCAGGGCGCCAAGGAGGGCGGCAACCGGGATATCAAGCGCTGGCGCGCAATGGCGTTCAGCACCGGTGAGATTGACCTTGAAAGCTACATCCGTGCCGACGGTGGGAAGATCAACGCCGGGCAGCTGGTGCGGTTGCTCAATGTGCCAATCAGCAAAGCAACGCAGTACCACGGCTATGCAGACGGCAAAACACATGCTGATGCAATGCGTGACGCTTGCAAACAGAATTATGGCGTTGTGGGGCGTGAGTGGATAAACCAGCTTGCCGGCCAGAAGAAGGCGGCTATTGATGCGGTTCGTGCTGCCGAACGCCGATGGTTGGGATTATTGCCCGAAGAAGCGAGCGAACAGGTTCGGCGAGTGGCGTCACGTTTTGCCATATTGGAGGGGGCGCTCATCCTGTCGAAAACGCTCACGGGTTGGAGCGAACAAGAAAGCCGTGACGCCCTGCAGCACAGCTTTAACGCCTGGGTCAATGAGTTCGGCATGGGTAACCGTGAGGCCAAGGCCTGGGTTGAGCAGGCGGAAGCCTTCCTGCAACGCTTTGGTTACAGCCGCTATCTGCCGCATCCGCACACTGACCCACGCGATTTGCCAATCCGGGATTTGGCCGGGTATCGGGAAGAACGCCCAGGGCTTGAGACACTGATTTTTCATACCTACCCGTCGGTGTTCCGCGACGAGATCGCCGCTGGTGCCAATCCTGTCGCGTTTGCTCAGGCGCTGGCCGATGCCGGCATGCTGGACAAACCGGCCAAGGGGATGACCAAAAAGACACTGAGAATTGACGGCAAGCAGCCTCGCTTTGTTGTGCTGATGATGCCTGACGACACCGAGGAGGACATGTAATGACGGCACATATCGCAGCACACGGCCGGCTGGTGGCTGATGTGCAAACCAAAACCACCAGCAACGGGCACTCGATGGCATTGGGCAGAATGGCCGTACCACTGCCGTGCCACGGTGCCGAAGAGGGACAAGCGACATTCTGGCTGGCAGTAACGGCTTTTGGCAAACAAGCGGATTTCCTGGCGAAGCACAGCAAAGGCGACCTTATCAGTGTCTCGGGAACCCTGAATATCAGTCAATGGACCGGCGGCGATGGACAGACGAACAGCGGGTATCAGGTGCTGGCGGACTCGGTTATCAGCGCGCGCACGGTGCGCAGTGGCGGCAAGCGCCAGAGTCAATAACGAGAAGGGCGACCAGGTGGCCGCTCCTGACAAACTGAACACAGGGTGTGCAACGCATGAAAGACCAGAAAGCCGAAATCCTGCGCCTGAAGCGAGAAGGCAAGGGATATAAAACCATCTCACGTCTTACCGGCGTGAATCTCAACACGGTAAAGACCACCTGCCGTCGCTCGGGGTTATTTCGTGATAATCCTGAACACCGGGTGCTCTTCACTATTCCAGAGAAAAAATACAGCACGGCTGTGGCAGTGCCCAAGCCGTTACCGCCTCAGCGCACAATTACGGGCGATAAACAGACCGATGCCTATTTGTGGGTGCTGGAAGTCATCAAGACCGGTGAGCCGGCACACATTGCCGCAGCAGAAGATGCCTTGAAAAAGCTGACCATCACGCCGAAGCAGGCGCAGGAAAACTACACGCGACACCTGCAGGCGCAAGGGGCCGGCTGGACATCAGTATTTTCCACCATGTGGATGGACAACCCACAACATTATATCGAGGGGGCCAAGCGACAGCGTGAGAATGCGTTGGCTGCGAGGGGGGCGTTTGGCAACTATGAGGCCGCAATGGAGCCGACAGAAGCAGAGCGGCGAATGTTGGCGGATTGCGGCGAGATTTACGATGACGAATGTTATGGCTGGTCTGACGATGAGCGGCAACGGGGCAGCATTAGCGGAAACCGTGTATTTGAAGTCTGGGATAAACGTAGATCGGCATCGAAGGGATTTGCGGATGTTTTACCGGACCCTTACACATTGTCCGATGTCGTTCGCGAGTTTGAGTATTGGAACTGGTTATACCGTATGCGGAGCGCAGCAAGAAAAGAAATTGATCCTGGTGGCTATGACGATGGCGATGGCCCTATTGCAGACAGAGAGGCGTGGTTGGATAAAAAGCTGGAAACCCTGCATCCAAAAGACCAGCGAGAAGCATTGGCGGTGCTGAAATGGTATCTGCAAAGCGAACGCCATCAGGGGAGCTACGGCGCCGACAGTGACGCTGTTTACTTGAATCTGATTGGTGCTCATGGGGACGTATAGAGTCTGTAGTGACGTTGTTTCACAAAACGCAATTAAGTGAGAATTATTGCAATTTATGCAATAATTGGTGTATTGATTTCATTGCGTGAAAGGTGGAAAAAAATGAGACTGGAAGCGGCGTTAAAGCACTTCAGCCCGCAGGGTTTGGCTATTTCTGATTCACCCACGTGCACATCGGCAGATCGCATCACCGGCACCGATATTATGGCGGCGCTGGGGCTGACAGAATCAAAAGCCCGCTTTGGGATGGCGGCGTTCCTGGGTAAAACGGGGATCAGCAGTGAAGACCGGGAGCGGGCAATTGCAGAGCTGACCCAGTACGCTATGCGCAAGGCCCCTAAGCACGTTGGGAAAGTCGCCGGCCGTCGCATGGCACGCTGCATGCAAATTTTGGCCGCGCTGGCCTACGAGGAATACGCGCACTCCGCCGGCGCCAGCGTGACCTGTCATGACTGCCACGGCGAAGGCTGGTGGAGGTTGAGCGTGACGTCGTTACCTACCCGGGTTATGTCGGTATGGATGGCGAAGAGAAAATCCCGCCGACAACGAAGCGCCAGATAGTGCGCGAGTTATGCCAGACCTGCAACGGCAAGGGGAAAATCCATAAACGCTGCAGGAACTGCAAGGGGACGGGCAAGGCGATCGACCGAGTGGCAACCAAAGCCAGCGGCGCACCGGTCATCAAGGACTGCGAACGCTGCGGCGGAAAAGGTTTCAGCCGCATGCCCTCATCCGTGGCCTATAAAGCGATTACAGCGCTGCTTCCCGAGCTGACGCAATCATCATGGTCACGCAACTGGAAGCCCTTCTATGAGGCGCTGGTGGCGAAATGCGACATTGAGGAAGGCGTGGCCGCGTCCGTATTCAACAAAATAACAAAGTGAAGCACGTTCGGCACGGATGCCGACATTTTTTAAACAGGATATTGCATTTTGCATAAACTTGGCGTAAATTCTCCAAATAGTGGCAGATCTCGCCTGAAGACTACGAATAATCACTTGAACCCGCACCAGGCGGGTTTTGTCGTTCTGGAGCCCAGAAATGTTAAAGCACGTAACCGAGAGTCTTGTTTTCCGTCCTGCGAGCGAATTACCGACTGCCGATCTGGATGATCAGGCTGTGCTGGTACTAAACCCCTGCGATGGATGGCATGAAGGTTATGTTCGAGCGCTTGAGGACGAAGGGGAGGTTTACCACGTGGGTATTTACACTTGGTCGATGGACGAAATGACACCGCATGATTTCTATGTAGCCTGGGCATTGTTGCCTGAAAGCATTGCGCTTAGCGAGAAATTCGAGTCAGAGAAACGCCGCTGGTAGCGGCACAACAGCTAAGAGCATTGTCGTGTGACGTTAGACGCGTCCAATCTTTGACGCAGGTGGGTAACGCTCTTATCTGTGGTAAATGCGTAGGTTGATGCGTTGAACAACTAAAGCCAGGCATAGCCAAACAAGCCAGGGAAGGAACAGTACCGGTCGCCAGTGAGTAACATAGTTGCTGCTTGTGATTGTTGTTGATTGAAAGTAAGTTGTGCGATACCTTGAGAAAAATCCTAATGGCGAGGTATGTGCATGTCCCTTTATATTGTTTTTCCGGAAAAAAGACGACGTACCAATTTTCGTTTGTATCACAAAAAAATCTTCGGAGACGAGTTTGGCTTGGGGTATTTATATTTTGTTTCCTTTTTTGGAGTGCTGTTATTTCCTTGGTTTTAATTGTTTTTTAATCTTTCATGTTAATTGTGTATGTGAGTATTGTTTATCTTTAAAAGTGATCTTCCTACGTTTAAAATGCTAAGCTATCCCGTTATTCATAATAATGGGAGCTAAAGAATAGCAACGATATGGTTTGGTTACTGGCTCCATACCAAACTTACAAACATTACCGACGCTGATGCTGCAAGTATTATTATTAATATAATTAATGTTAAAGGTTCTTTCATTTGCTAATCCATTTTCATCTACTTGTCAAAAAAAGCCCTGAACCGTGGGGTGGAGCAGGGCAAGGGAAGATAGCATCATATTTTAGTATCGGTATAGTTACCGATGCGATTAATTTACATTAGTTATTATTTTTCCCTTATATCTTTTTGGCATTTCTTCAAGAGTAATTGTGTATTTGTGGCTTGCGTCACGCTTCAATGTTGGCTTGGTGCAACAGGAAAGGGCATTTCATAATACCAGATACAGCGAATGAACTTATCTCGTAAACACTAGGCATAGTGACGTGCTCTTTCCGTTGTGGTGAAGAACAAGATGGAAGTCCGGTCGAATCGGCAACATCGGAACCCTTTAAGCTGGCGAGTATGGGGACAGCAGAACGGCGACTTCCGGCATCACACAATTCAAGCCCTGGCTAATTGCCGGGGCTTTTGCATTCTGGTGCATCAGATTTCAGCCGCTGGTGGTGTTTTCCATCGGCAGTGATCCGCCAGCGACAATTACAAACCGAGAATTCGCGTCAATTACAGGCTGCCATTTGGCGGCCTTTTCTATTTGGAGAGCACGATGAAATTTCACGAATTGCACGAAGAGACAAAGGAACGGGCGCGCGATGCACTGTGTGCGGTTTTTGCCGGGGGTTCTGTAAATTCCGGCTCAGCAAAATTGGCGGGCGAAACCGTAGCTGCAGCGTTTATTGCTATGGAGCAATACGAAAGCGAGCCAGTCGATCAGCCGACGCTCATTGGTTGTGACGGAAAATTGAACATCTGCATCACCACCAAACCATAAGGCTGCCACTGGCGGCTTTTTCTGTTTCATGAGCGCCAACCGCCCGGCGGGAGGTAAGGATGACACGAATGCTAATCAGAGCAGCCGATGGAGCCGTGCACACTGGTAGCGCAGTGTCATTCGTCCTCGGCATCATTAATTATTTCTCACAGAGCGAATGGATCATTCTCGGCGTTATCTTCGGCATGTTCTGCTCTGCGTTTGGTATTGCCCTCGGTACTTACTTCCGCTGCCGGCGCGAGCGGCTTCTGCGTGATTGGATAAAAAAACGCACGGAGACGATCGACACGGAAGAGCTTGAAATACTGGAGCGTGAGTGATGGGGAACAAATCAAAACTCAGCGCTGTAATGTTGGCGCTGATCGCCGCCGGCGCATCGGCCCCGGTGATGATGTCGCAGTTTCAGGAAGAGAAAGAAGGCCAGCGCCTGACTGCATACCAGGACGGCGTCGGCATCTGGACAATCTGCGGCGGTGTGACGATGGTCAACGGCCAGAAGGTTGTGAAGGGGCAGCGCCTGACCGCTGAGCAGTGCAAACAGATTGACGCAGTCGAGCAGAAAAAGGCGCTCGATTGGGTGGATCGCAACGTCAAGGTGACGCTGACCGAACCGCAAAAAGTCGGGATCGCATCGTTCTGTCCGTGGAACATCGGCGCTGCTAAGTGCTTCACATCCACCTTTTACAAAAAGCTGAACGCCGGCGACCGCATTGGTGCCTGTCGCGAAATCCGTCGCTGGATATACGACGCAGGCCGAGATTGCCGCATCCGCTCGAATAACTGCTACGGACAGATTCTGCGGCGCGATCAGGAAGCCGAACTGGCTTGCTGGGGATTGGACAAATGAGCACCTGGCTCTCAAAACTGGCCGGCGGGGGAATGTTGCTCCTGCTGGTGACGGCCATATGCCTGGGTGGTTACAGCTCGCTGTTGTCGCACCGGTTGGAGCTGGCACGCCAGCAGGTTGCAGAGCAGAAAAAGACGCTGGCGCAGCAGACAGGACTGATCACCACACTGCGCGCGGATGACGCCCGTAATCGCGCAATGATGGCCGAACAGCAACGGAGAGAGCAGCAACTGCGCCAGCAGGGCGAAAACTACCAGAGGAAATATCAGGATGCCATTAAAAATGACGAGTGCGCCCGCCGCACTGTTCCTGGTGCTGTTCTTGGCCTCCTGCGCGGAACGGATACCACCGCCGCCGGCGCCGCTCGTGCTGTTACCCCCTGAGTCGGTGTTCAACCCCTGCGAACAACCAAAATTGCAGGGTGATACCTGGGGTGATATCGGCAGCCACGCGCTGGCGCTGCAAACAGCGTTATCAATCTGTGCCGGACAAGTTGAGACGCTCAACGCCTGGCGGGAAGGTATCAGAAAAGAACCATAGCATTACAGGTGGCCTTTGCGAGGGCCATCGATAATGCATAATAATCGTAGATGCAGCTTTTAGATTGCCATGTCGATAGCCTTTGTTACCATATTCTGATTATTTGGCTATCTATAGGGGCGAGGCTACATGAATCTTAAGCATGGTATTTTACTTTTATCCATGATCGCGTCTTGTTCTGCGTTTGCGTCGTCTTGGAAGGTTTCGTACCAAAACGATGAGATGCGAGGGACTTCTCAAAAGCTGGCTTATGCAACCTCTGACAATTTGGTGAATTTTGAGTTTCCATACAATGGTGGGTCACGCCTTGGGATAATGATTGCATCTGCAAACACCAAGTTAGGGGAAGGGGAAAAACCTGATGGCCTTCCTATCATCAGAGCAATGCTATTTATCGATAAAGGGCAGTTTCAATGCAACCCCTACAATGATTGTCATATCTCAGTTAAGTTCGATAATGGAGAAATACAATCATTCCCGATGGAAGAGGCTAGTGCCGGTCGAGCTGATGCCATCTTGGTATCAGATTCAGATGAGTTTATAAATAACCTTAAAAAACATAAAACGCTTATTATTGAAGCTGAATTTTATCGTGCAGGTAATAAGCAATTTAAATTCAATTTAGATGATTTCCCTGACCGATAATCTTGCAGTCATAAGCCCACCACTCGGTGGGTTTTTTGTTGGTGTCAAGCAATATCGCTCCCCATTCGAAACAAACAATCAATTAAATGAGAGTTAATATCATTTTCGCGGGTCCCTTTGGCGGTTTTGAACACCGAGGGGGCGGCGACACGCGGAAAACGGCTAGTTTTTTGCATTTTATTGACATCATCATCATGTGTTCACGTAATTGTTTTCACTTGAAATTATTTTTTCAAGATGTCGAATCGTATAAAAAGTGTTCATCATCATGGATAAAGAATTGGAGAACGTCAGGCTGAACCTGAATCAGCTGGCGGCAATTACGGGATCACATCGGCAAACCATCGCTGCACGCCTGAAAAACGTCGAACCTGCTCCCGGCAGTAATGCCAAGCTGAAGCTTTACACGCTGCCGGATGTGCTGGCTGAACTGGTGAAGACCGCGCCAGTGGCCGATGTTGATCAAATGCTACCTCCCGACCGGAAAGCATGGTTCCAGTCGGAACGCGAGCGGCTTAAGTTTGAACAGGAAACCAATGAACTGATCCCAGCAGAAGAGGTCGCGCGCGAATTTTCTGCGATGGCAAAGGCGATGGTTCAGGTGTTGGAAACATTACCGGATATCTTGGAGCGTGATTGCGCTCTGCCACCGTCTGCCGTTTCTCGTGTGCAGTCTATTATCGATGACCTGCGCGATCAGATAGCGCTGAAGGTTATGAACGCTGATACAGAGATTGAGGAGGAAATGCCCGAGGAGGAGTAATGGTCGCACAGGCATCAGCCGCAGAAACCCGGCGGAATATGGCCGGTATTATTCAGGCTCCGCGCCGCATGCCGGTTGCCGAAGCTGTTGAAAAGTTTATGCGGGTGCCTATGGGCGCGGGCAACTCTGTTAAGTGGGACCCGAGCGTGGCGCCGTATGTGATTGAGCCGATGAACTGCCTGGCGTCACGTGAATACGATGCAGTGGTGTTTGTTGGTCCGGCGCGTACAGGTAAAACGATCGGCCTGATAGATGGCTGGATTGTTTACAACATCGTGTGCGATCCCTCCGATATGCTGGTCGTGCAAATTTCGGAAGAGAAAGCACGGGAACACTCCAAAAAGCGCCTGGCGCGAACGTTCCGCGTGAGCCCAGACGTGGCTGAGCGTCTCAGCCCTCGGCGCAATGATAACAACGTTCACGACCGGACCTTTCTGGCAGGGAACTATCTGAAGCTAGGCTGGCCATCGGTCAATATCATGTCCTCGTCGGACTACAAATGCACCGCGCTGACAGATTATGACCGCATGCCGGAAGATATCGACGGCGAGGGCGACGGATTCACGCTGGCATCAAAACGTACCACAACGTTTATGAGTGCTGGCATGACGCTGGTAGAGAGTTCACCAGGTCGCGATATTCTGGATTCAAAGTGGCGACGCCGTTCAGAGCATGAGGCCCCGCCAACAACCGGCATTCTTTCCTTGTTCAACCGAGGCGATCGCCGCAAATGGTATTGGCAGTGCCCGCACTGCGGCGAATATTTCCAGCCCATCATGGAGGTGATGACCGGATACCGGGAAATTCCAGACCCGGTCAAGGCCAGCGAGTCTGCGCATATGTCTTGCCCTCACTGCAGCGGCACGATAACGGCAGATATGAAACGCACCTTGAACCAGTCAGGTGTGTGGTTGCGTGAAGGGGAGTCGATAGACGCCGAAGGCAATCGGACAGGCGAGCCTCGTCGCTCCCGTATTGCGTCGTTCTGGATGGAGGGGCCGGCGGCGGCATATCAGACCTGGTCACAGCTCGTCTACAAGCTGCTGACCGCTGAGCAGGATTACGAAACGACGGGATCAGAGGAAACGCTCAAGGCGGTCATCAATACCGACTGGGGCCGGCCGTATTTGCCGCGTTCAGCCTCTGAACAGCGCCGCAGTGACGAACTGCTGGCACGCGTGGAGGATTACGGTAAACGCCTGGTTCCGCCAAAGGTCAGATTCCTGATCGCTGCGGTGGATGTGCAGGGCGGCAAGAATCGCCGCTTTGTGGTTCAGATTGTCGGCTATGGCGAAAATGGCGAGCGGTGGCTGGTGGACCGGTACAACATCAAGCAGTCGATGCGGTGTGATCCCGATACGGGTGAAGCGTTGCCGATCCATCCTGGGGCGTACCCGGAGGATTGGAACTTGCTGATCTCTGACGTGCTCGACAAAACGTACCGACTGCAAAGCAACCAAGACAAGCGTATGCCAATCCTCGCTATGGCCGTAGACAGCGGCGGCGAAGATGGTGTGACCGACAACGCGTATAAATTCTGGCGTCAGTGCCGCCGCGATGGCGTGCATAAGCGGGTGTATCTCATCAAAGGGGATAGCGCCCGGCGTCAGAAAACCATTACAAAAATTCACCCGGACAACACAGACCGAAGCGACCGCCGGGCAGCTGCGCGCGGTGACGTTCCTGTCTACCTGCTGCAGACCGACACGCTGAAAGACCAGCTCAGCAATGCGCTGAGTCGTGAAGCGCCAGGGGCCGGGTATATTCACTTCCCGAATTGGTTGGGGGAATGGTTTTTTGACGAACTGACCTACGAAGAGCGTGGATCAGACGGTAAGTGGCGTAAGCAGGGAAGGGCAATAACGAAGCCTTTGATCTTTTTTGCTATGTGCATGCCGTCGTGATGTTACGCCGTTACGAACGTATCAAGTGGGATGAGCCGCCAGCCTGGGCTGAGTCACAAGATACGAACCCCAATATTTTCAACGAGAACTCATCAAGGGAGGTCGTGTTGACGAAGAAAAAAACCAAGGCGGAACCGAAACAGACCACGCCTCAGCATACCTCTAGCGGATGGATGAACGGTGGCGGCATGGGGGGAGGGGGCTGGTTATGACGAAACAGGAAATTCGGGACATGGTGGTGCGTGTCAGGGGGTTCTACACGGACTCACTCGACGGCAAATCCGTATCCTTTACCGGCGTCAACGGCCGCACCATCACAAACCACGATCCGGCAGCGATGCGTGCAGAGCTGGAATATTGGGAAAATCGGCTGCGCAATGCGTCCTGTCGTGGCGGTGGGTATAAGCTCGCTAACTTCGTGTAGGTAACCCCATGGGATTGATAGAAAAGACACTCGGCATTGTGGCGCCAGGGTGGGCCTTGTCACGTGCGAAAAACCGTTACCAGCTGCGGGCGTATGAAGCAGCAAACGTGTCACGGCTGCAAAAATCCAAGCGCGAGGGGCGTTCTGCTGATTCTGCCGTGTTCGCGGCCGGTGTGTCGTTGCGTGAGCAGGCACGTTGGTTGGACGAAAACCACGACATTGTGATCGGCATACTCGACAAACTGGAAGAACGAGTCGTTGGGGCGCAGGGCATTCAGGTCGAGCCTCAGCCGTTGCGAACGGATGGCACGCTGCATGAGGAGTGCGCGGAGCTGCTGGCAAAGCACTGGTCCGAATGGTCCGTCCGGCCAGAAGTCACCGGCATGTTTACGCGTGCCGAGGTTGAACGGCTGATCCTGCGCTCTGCACTGCGTGACGGCGAAGTGTTCTCGCAAATTGTGCGGGGGCCGGTATCAGGGCTGAAGCATGCCACAAACATTCAGCTGTCGCTGGAGTGCCTTGAGGCTGACTTTGTGCCGATGAACCTGGGGAGCCTTGGCAGCGGGAATGTTCAGCAGGGCATTGAGGTTAATTCCTGGGGCCGGCCGGTGGCTTACCATGTCTATAAGGCACATCCAGCCAGCACGCTGCGTATGTCTACGGCGACCAAGCGGGTGCCTGCCGAAAACATGTTGCATCTGGCGATGCGCAAGCGACTGCACCAGCTGCGCGGGATCAGTCTGCTACACGGTGTGATCACCCGCCTGGCTGATATCAAGGATTACGAAGAGTCGGAACGTGTTGCCGCGCGTATCGCTGCTGCGCTGAGCTTCTATATCAAGCGTGGCGATGGTGCGGCAGGTGATGAGGGGGAGTATTCGGAGCCAGGCACTGCGCGTAACTTTGACATTGCGCCGGGCATGATCTTCGACGAACTGCGTCCCGGTGAGGATTTGGGGATGGTTGAGTCAAACCGGCCCAATGTGCACCTTTCTGAATACCGTAACGGCCAGCTCCGCGCCGTTGCCGGCGGTACACGCAGTGGTTATTCCAGTATTTCCCGTGACTATAACGGCAGTTATTCCAGCCAGCGTCAGGAACTGGTGGAAGGGTTCGAGGGCTACAACGTCCTGCAGAACTGGTTTGTCGGTCAATACAGCCGCCCGGTTTACCGTGCCTGGGTAGATATGCTGCGCCTGTCGAAAATCCGCCTTCCCGACGATGTGGATATGTCCTCGCTGTACAACGCGCTCTATCTGGGGCCGGTAATGCCGTGGATTGATCCGGTGAAAGAGGCTGAATCGTGGAAAACCATCGTGCGCGGTGGGGCTGGCACCGAGGCCGAATGGGTACGCGCGCGCGGCAAGTCTCCGCAGGAAATTAAACGCCAGCGTGTGCGTGAAGTTGAATTTAACCGCGATCACGGTCTGGTGCTGGACTCTGACGCAGCCAACGACTCAGGAGCGAAAGCGAATGAAACAAAAAAATCCGGGGTTGATGACCCCGAAAGCAAGTCTTAGCGGTATCGACGCGGTGAATACCGAAACCTGGTATGAAATCCGCGCCGCGCTGGGTCGCCCGGGACAGGTAGAAATCTATCTCTATGAAGAGATTGGCCGCTGGGGTATTTCGGCGCAATCTTTTATTAACGATTGCCGCGAAGCCGGCGTGTTCGAGGCCTCAAACGTCGAGCTGCACATCCACAGCCCCGGCGGGGATGTGATGCATGGGTTCGCCATTTACAACACTCTGCATCGGCTGACCGGGCAGGTCGATATCTATATCGATGGCCTGGCGGCAAGCATGGCCTCGGTTATCGCCTGCCTACCGAATGCCACGGTACATATGCCCTCCAATGCCTGGATCATGATCCACAAGCCGTGGGGCGGCATGGCAGGGGATTCTGACGAAATGCGCGATTATGCCAATTTCCTCGACCGTAACGAGGAGATGATGCTGGCGGCGTATATGTCGAAAACCGGTCTGTCGCGGGAGGAGATCGCAGCGTTATTGAAGGCCGAAACCTGGATGGATGGTGCGGAGGCGGTTGCTAAAGGCTTCGCTGATGTGCTGGAAGAACCACTTGATGCAGCCGCATCGCTTAATCAAAACAAACTGAAGGATTATCACAATATGCCACAAGCAGCTAATCACCTCTTCGGCGCACGTGCGCAGACCTCGGCACCTAACGCGCAAAATCCACAGACCCCGGCGCCTGTATCTCAGCCGGCTCCTTCACCATCCACGCCGGCCGCGCAGGCTCCACAAATCGATGTGGTGGCACTGGCGGCGCAGCTGCAGCGGACGCTGCAGGCCAACAACACTGCACGCATCACGGATGTGAATGCCGTCTTTGAAGGTTTTCCTCAGTTGGCCGCGTTGCGCACCGAGTGCATCAACGACATGAGCTGTGATGCGAACATGGCGAAAGATCGTCTGCTGGCTAAGCTAGCGGAAGGCACTACGCCGAGCATTGGCGCCAGTGCCGCGCATATCCATGCCGGCAACGGTAACCTGGTCGGTGATTCGGTCCGCGCCTCGGTCATGAGCCGTGCTGGTCATGCGCAGGCGGAAAAAGACAACCCTTACCAGGGGATGACGCTGCGTGAACTGGCGCGCGCCTCGCTGGTTGATCGTGGCATTGGCGTCGCCGGCATGTCTGGTCAGGGTGTGGTCGGCCTGGCATTTACCCATTCAAGTTCTGACTTTGGCAATATCCTGATGGATGTGGCCCATAAATCTACGCTGTTAGGATGGGAAGAGGCGAATGAAACCTTTGACCGCTGGACGCGTAAAGGCACGCTGACCGACTTTAAAACCGCGCACCGCGTTGGTTTGGGCGCGTTGGACAAGTTGCGTGAAGTGAAGCCGGGTGCGGAATACAAATACATTACTGTTGGTGACAAAGGGGAGCCGATCGCCCTGGCAACCTATGGTGAACTGTTCAGTATTGATCGCCAGACCATCATTAACGATGACATGGACATGTTGACGCGTATTCCTGCAATGATGGGCGGCGCTGCACGTTACACCGTCGGCGAGTTGGTCTGGGCGGTGCTGACCAGCAACCAGAAGATGAGTGACGGGAAATCCCTGTTCAGTGCGGATCACAATAACCTGGTGAACCAGCCACTGACGATTGACGGGCTGGATAAAGCCCGCCAGGCGATGCTGCTGCAGACCAACGGCAAGCGTAAGCTTAACATTCGTCCGGCCTATATGCTGACGCCGGTGGCGCTGGAGTCGAAAGCCAATCAGCTGATCCGCTCTGCCAGCGTGCCCGGCGCCGATGCCAACAGCGGCATCAACAACCCGATCCAGAACTTTGTGGAAGTTATCTCCGAAGCGCGTCTGGATGATAACAGCGCGGAAGCATGGTATCTGACGGCAGCGCAAGGCAAAGACACGATCGAAGTGGCGTATCTTGATGGCATTGATACACCATATCTGGAACAGCAGCAGGGCTTCACCATTGATGGTGCGGCATTCAAGGTACGCATCGACGCCGGCGTTGCTCCGATGGATTGGCGTGGTCTGGTGAAGTCTACCGGCAAAGCCTGATAAACCGCCTGATATGGCGGTTTTTTTATGTCCGTGGGTGGCGTCGCCACCCATTCTACTTTCTGGAGAAAATCATTATGGCAAAGAATTTACAGCAGGATGGCACCACGCTGGATTACGAGAACACGTCGGCAAAACTGATTGAGTCCGGTCAGCCGGTGGCTGTCGGTGGCATTGTCGGTGTTGCACATGCCGATATCCCAGCAGGGGCGTGGGGCGTGTTGCATACCGTCGGGGTATTTGTTCTGCCCAAAGTGGCGGATGAAACCTGGGCGGTGGGTGACAAGGTTTATCTGGATGCCACTGGCGCGCTGACGGCAAAAGACACCGACGGCGCAGAAACTGCTGCAGCGCTCCCCCTGGCCGGCTCGGCATGGAGCGCGGGCGAAGCCGGACAGGAAGACGCCCCGGTGCGGCTGGGTTTCTAAATGAATCGGTTCACGGAACGGATGCAGCGTGCTGATCGTCGTGTGGACCGCTATTTCGCCGAAGACCCCTCGGTGGTTTTAGTCATTGAGGGGCAAGCCCGTCCGGTAGTCGCAATTTTTGAAAGCCCGGATGATATGGCCCTGGTGCAGGGCGGCGGTGAAATTCAGGATCATGCGCCAGCTATCAGCGTATATACGGCTGACATTGTTGGACTTGAAAAGAAATGCCAGGCGTTGATCGGCGGGGCCAGCTATTGGGTGACGCATATCGGTGCTGATGAAGCGGGCAGAACGCGGGTGAAGCTTGCCAGAGGCGTCCCTGGGAAAGATGTGGACCCCATTAAATGGAGTAAGTAGCGATGGCCAGGACTACGCGGTTACGCCGTGATCTCCCGATCGATATCGACACCATGGTTCTGCGTGACATTGCCCTGGCCGTCGGGGCAACGCACAAGCAGTACATGACCGCGTATTCCCGCGCGCTGAAGCGAACCGCCGCCACCATGCGCAAACGGGCCATGGCGGATATCAAGGATGGGCTGGCACCGCGCAGCATGGCGATGGTGAGAAAGCGCCTGCTCTCCTTTCGTGTTTCTCGCGGATCGTTGCTGGACGAAGGGCGCTTATGGTTCGGTTTGAATGCGATCAAGGTCAAGGACCTTAAGGGGCGTATTAACGGCCGTATGCGTCCTCATCATACCCGGCGTGACCCGAAATCCGGACGCTATGCCCCGTCGCGCCGGCGGGCAAACTCTGTGGGCTTTGAACCGCGCGGCAACCTGTTGTCAGCCAAAACGTTTGAGAATGGTGAGGTTGGGCGGAGCAAACGTGAAGGACGCCGGACGGTGCTGATCCGTGACCCGGCGACGCGGCGTACCCGTGAAGCAGAAGTCGATATTTATGCGCCGATGCTGGATTACATCGAAGACAACGCGTTTGCGGATGTTGTTGAAATATTCCTGCACCACTTTGAAACCGATATTCGGGGCAGGGTAAAGGCGCGGGTTAATGTGAACAGCTGGAGGAAGTAAGTGGCCAAGCCTATTTTAATGCCGACCTATCATGATGCGGTCATTGAGGCGTTGCGGTCGCTATCGTGGGTAAATAATGCCGATGACTACCCGGAGCAGGCAACGCAGATCACCACGCCGGCCGTGTTCTTTTCGATCATGGGCTGGGAACAGTCGCCGAGCAGTGACGGGCAGCTCAATGTTGAATTTGAGTGTGATTTGTTTGTGGTGATCGACAAGGCCAGCAACACCATTGATAAACCCCAAATTTATGCCCGCTCGGCGGCGGCGGATATCAGCCAGTGGATCAACGGACAAACCTTCGGGCTTGAAGGGCTGCAGCCGGCTGCGTTCATCAGTGCGGGGCCGGATAGCTTCGATCCTGCGATGGATGATTATATCGTCTGGCGCATCACCTATAGCCAGTCTGCCGCCATGGGGGAAGACCCGTTCGAATCGGTTGCTGGTCCGCTGCGTGAAGTCTGGCTGGGGGCGGCGCCGGATATTGGTGCTGCGCACATTAATGACTACCAGCTTATCTACAAGCGCAAGGAGGAATGATGTCACAGGATATGGGGGACCTTGCCCGGCGCGTGGCCAACATGATCCGCCGTGGCGTCGTTCAGGCGGTTAAGCACGGCCCGCAGCCGCAATGCCGGGTAGAAATAGGTGACATTACCACGACCTGGTTGCCGGTCTGCCAGCCGTCATCCAGCGCCAACAGGGCTGACTCTAACCCGATTGCCGTGGGGGATGCCGTTACCGTCATCAGCGAAGCCGGCGACCTGAATAACGGCCGGGTGTTTCCCGGCTGGAACACGGGGAAAATGCCGGTCCCGGACGGGAGCGAGAATGAGCATGTCACCCGGTACAGTGACGGCACGGAAATCCGTTATGACCGCGCCGCCCATGCCCTGAAAATCATTATTGCCGAGGGCGGCACGTATGAGATTGAGGGCAAGGGAACGCTGCGCGGTCCGGTGGAGATCACCGACACCCTGACGGTTCAGGGTATCACGCAGATCAATGCCAACACCGGCATTAACGGGGATTTGTCCGTCAGCGGCCAGATATCGGATGGCAAGAGCACGCTGGAGCGGGTGAGGGAGGTTTATAACACCCACGCACACCAAGGGGACAGCGGCGGCACGACTGGCGAGCCAAACAGTAAGATGTGATCCGCGATTGTGCGGGTTTTTTATTATGGGGGTAATCATGCACGGTGTTAATGCCGGCAACGGCAAGCGGCTCTCCGGCACTGAGCATTTACGGCAATCCGTCATTGACATACTCACCACGCCGATCGGCTCGCGTGTGCTGCGCCGTGACTACGGGAGCGAGCTGGTTGATCTGGTCGATAACCCGCAGGACGAAAGTAACCGTGTCCGTATTATTGCGGCGACGGCCGGCGCCCTGGCTCGCTGGGAGCCACGCATTCGTGTGTCATCGGTACAGGTGGCGTTTGTTACCCACGGTCATTTTGACCTCACCATCGTTGGCACGGATATAGAGAGCAGCCAGCCGATCACGTTGACGGAGATAAGCATTAATGGCGACGAATTCAGCAACAATTAACCTTTCCGAGCTGCCGGTGCCGGATGCGGTGAAAGTCCCGGATGCCGGCCTGATTTTTGAAGGATGGTTAAACCGTCTGCGCGGGCTGGACCCGGTATATGATGCGCTGCTGCCCTCCGATCCGGTGTACAAACAGGGCGAAGTTCTGGCCTATCATTCCACGCTGTTACGTGTGGCGATGAATGACTCCATCCGCGCCGTACTGCTGGCCAGCGCAAAAGGCGCTGACCTTGACCAGATTGGCGCAAACTTTGACGTGGCTCGGCTACTGATAAATCCGGGCGATCCGAATGCGGTGCCGCCGGTTGAGCCGGTTTATGAAGATGATGACGCTTTCCGGACGCGCATCCAGCTGGCTTGGTCACGACTCAGCACCGCCGGCGCCGAGAACGCCTATACCTTCTTTGCCGCTTCTGCAGACCCCTCTATTTTGGATGTTCGCGCCTATGGGCCGCTGGATCATGGCCGGCGCGGCGAGGTAGATATTTACGTGCTGTCCCGTGATAACGATGGTATCCCCACGGCGGAGGTGTTGGAAAAGGTCAATCAGGCAGTTAATGCGAAGGACGTCCGGCCCATGACCGACTTTGTCACCGTGAAGCCGGCGGCAATGGTGAAGTTCGTGGTAACGGCAGATATCTACATCCCCTCCGGCCCGGATATCGACACGGTGATGAGTGCATCACGGCGGGCGCTGGAAACCTACCTCGAACAGACACACCGGATCGGAAGCCGCGTATCACGTTCGGGAATTGACCGGGCGCTGCATCAGCCGGGTGTGGTCACGGTTAAGCTGGCCTCGCCGGTCGATGATCTGTTGATGGATATCGGTCAGGCGCCGCTTTGCACGGAAATCACGCTGAAAAAGGTGATCGTCAATGTCGATACATAAAACGTTATTGCCGCCTAATGCGCTGCCCGCTGAGCGGGCGCTGGAAGAGGCAACCACGACAGAGGTGCTGTCGATCCCCGACCTCATCCGCGCCGTAAAGAATCCCGACACGTGCCCGGCTGAGCTGCTTCCCTGGCTGGCATGGGAATTCAGCGTCGATACCTGGTTGCCTGAGTGGAGCGAGGAACAAAAGCGCGCAGCCATACGGAGTGCTACCTATATTCACCGGCACCGGGGAACGCGTGGGGCGATAGAAACGGCGCTGGAGGGATTGCCCTTCAACTACAAGTTAATCGAGTGGTTTGAACAGGCTCCGCGTGGGGAACCCTACACCTTTTCGCTGCTGGTGGAGCAAGCCGGTAACCCGGTGAACGAACAGCATATTCAGGATTTCAAGAACGCGGTGATGCGCAGTAAAAACCTGCGTTCGTGGTTCGACATGTCCTTTCAAAATGCCACACAAGGCACCGCATACTCGGCCTCCTACATGGTGGCGTCTGAGATAACCAGTTACGGGAGTTAACTTAATGAGTGGTCTTATTCTGACGACTGCCGGCGCTGCTGCGATTGAGGCCGCTTACCAGGCGGGAACCGTCGTTAAAATTACGCTGGCGGCGTTTGGTGATGGTGGCGGCAAACCAATAACCCCGAACCCCGGCGCGACGGCATTGGTGAATAAGTTCGGCGATGCACCTTTTACCGGCGGGGCATCAAAGGAAGGAATGATTAGCGGTCAAACCGTTATCGAAGCGAGAAAGTATCCCGGCAAAATTCTGCGAGAAGTGGGGCTGGTCAGTGCTGACGGTGTGCTGGTGGCCTACGGTGATTATCCGGACACGGTTTTACCGGCTGACGGTGCGCCGGTGATGAAAGAGATCATCATTAACTTCGTGATGGCGCTGACGCATGCTGAAAGCGTGGTGATTGAGGTTGATCCCAATGTTTCCGCGTTGACTATTTCCGAAGCTGATAAGCGTTATGTCAAAAAAGCCGGCGATACGATGATCGGCCCGCTGACTACGCCATATGTAGCGAGCACCCCTAATGTAATGCCAGAAGGCGCAGGGGCATACGGTGATCAATTAAGCAGCAAAGCCCCTTTTTATCAGCCTAATTGGCAATGGGATGTAACGAGCGGCGGGGTGTTCGTACCTGTCGCAAAAGGTACGTCAACCAGGAAAGGCAAAGGCTGGCCGACGGCGGTCAGTTTTGGCTACCTCATGCCCGGCACAGATATGCACGCTCATCCGGTCATCCATGCTCTCGGCGATAGCGGGATGGAGTGCATTTGGGAATTTGATACTCAGACCGGAGGCTTACGAAGCAAAGCCGGTACGTTCGCGATACAAGAGCAGCAACCGATTGTGCCGCTGCCGTTTTCAGGTGATACGCCGCCGCCTAACCATGTATTCATGCTGGGCCAGTCGTTTGATAAAAACATCTATAAACGCACGGCTCAGGCATATCCTAGCGGTGTGCTTCCCGATATGCGTGGTCTGACAATTATTGGTAAAACTGACGACCGTTCCGTCTTGTCTTGGGTAGAGGGCCAGGTAAAGAGCCATACCCACGGCGGGGAGGTAATGGGAGAAAATCTGGGGGCGAAGGAAACGACGGCAAACGGCGCTTATCAGCTTAAATTACGCTCCTACCGCTCTAATACGTCTTTAGATGGTGGTGAAAGTTCGCGCCATTCCATCGATCAGGATCGGGGTTTTACCGATTATGGATTGATTGAGGCATTACCCAATCACACCCACTGGATTGATCTCGGCTGGCATGGCCACGGGCTGCGCATTGATGCGTTCGGCGCCGCAAAAAATACCGTCGATAACATCGCTTTTAACTACATCGTGAGGCTTGCATGACTGATAGCTTTGAATTTTCTGATAGCCCACGCTGGGTATGGGTTTACCGCTTTGATGATGCTGGAATTTTTACCGGAACCCTCAACTTTTACGTGGCGCCGCATACCGGCTTACCGGCTAATTGCACGCTGCTGAAGTGCAATCCGAAATCGGGCCAGGCGGGCATATGGAACGGGGAAAACTGGAAATATGTTGCCGACGTGCGCGGGACCAAATATTGGGACAAGCAGGGACGGCCGTTTGTCATGATGGAACTGGCCGCACTTCCTGAATGGGCTGTGACCGACGCGCCGCCGACGGCTGATCCTGGTCATGTTGTTTTACATACCGACGCAGGCTGGCAGCAAATTGAAGACCGCTCAGGGCAGACGTATTACACCGCCGACGGGAGTCCCCAGGTCGTTCCGAATCCCTATTTCATCTTGCCGGCCGATTGCACGTTTACTCCGCCGGCAACGCCATACGATCGCTGGGATGGTCAGCAGTGGGTTACTAATGAGGAGCTGGTGCGTAATGCGCAGCTGGACACCGCACGGGATGAGTTATCTCGCCGTAATCGTGAAGCTGCAGATGCTATAGCGCTGTTGCAGGATGCCGTCGAGTTTGGCGACGCCACGCCAGGAGATGAAGCCGCATTAACCGAATGGCGGAAATACCGGTTAGCCCTTAGCCGCATCGATATAAATGATGCACCAGATATCAGTTGGCCAACGACGCCTAACCAAACTCAACGATAACCCGCCCTGGCGGGTTTTTTTATGCCTGGAGGATACTATGGCCGAATTGCACGGCGTAGAAACAATTGAACTGACAAGTGGAACGGTTGCCGTTACCACGATCCAGACCGCAGTTATCGGCCTGGTCGGCACAGCCCCGGATGCATCACCGGGAACCAAGGCACAGGCCGTCACAGGAACTGCGCTGCTGAATAATGAACTGACGTTCTCGGCCTCGCAGCCGGGGCGGGCGGGTAATCAGCTCCGCGTTACAGCTGTTGCGGCGCCCGCCGGCGGTAAAACAAGCGCCACCTATGCAGGGGGCGTGCTGGAAATTCAGCTGGCCAGCGATGCCGACGGCAAAATCACCGCCACCGCGCAAGAGGTGTCCGACGCGGTTCTGGCACTGACTGACAGCCTGGTCACCGTATTACCGGGTGCCGACACCGGCAAGGTTAGCCCGTTTAGCGTGGTGCTGTCAGGCGGGCAGGATGAGCCCTTTCCCCTCAATACACCAGTAGCTATTGTCGGCAGTACGCAGATGCGGGCGCTGGGCAGTGCGGGGACTATCCCGCCGGCCGTGCAAGAGATTGCCGACCAGACCAATGCACTGATCGTCATTGTGCGCGTTGAAAATAACGAACAATCGGTGACGGTATCTACCGAAGATAAAGAGCCTATCACCGGCGAAGATGAACAGCGCCTGCTGTCTGACCAGATTTTCAATGTCGATATCCGCGCGAAAATCCTGGCGGGTATCAACGCTTGGTCATCCAGCGAATCGGTCAACGGTTATCGTCCTCGCATCTTGATTGCGCCGGGGTTCAGTGAAGATGACGGTATAGGCAAAGGGCTGGAAACCGCAGCTGAAAAACTCCGCGCGGTGGCGTATCTGGACTGCGCCTCGATGGCAACGTTACCGGAAGTGGTGCAGCGCCGGCAGATGTACGGTGGTCGCGTCGAACTGTTGCGGCCACGCGTGCAAAAAGTGAATGCCAGCGGTGAGTTGGAGTTCCGGCCGTATTCCGCCTTTGCGGCCGGTCTGCGGGCGCGCATCGATCTGGAGAAAGGCTGGTGGTGGAGCAAGTCTAATCAGGACATCAACAGCATTCTCGGCCTGGAGCAAGTTGACGAGTTTATTCTCGGCGATCCGAACTGTGAAGCGAACCTGCTGAACATGCAGAACGTCAGCACCATCATCCGCCGCACGGGGTACAAGCATTGGGGCAACCGCCTTTGCATTGATCACCCTCAATGGCGTTTCGAGTCGGTACGCCGCACTGCAGACGTTATCGAAGACAGTATCCAGAACACGGTCATGATTTATAACGACCGGCCGCTGGATAAAGAGACGGCTGATGACATTCTCGGCACGGTGAACGCATACCTGCGCCAGCTTGTTGGCCTGGGCGCCATCTTTGGCGGAACCGCGTGGCTGGACGAAGAACTGAACACCGCAGAATCCCTGGCTGCTGGTGTGCTGTATATCAACTATGACTTCGGGCCGAAGTCACCGACCGAGCGCATCACTATGCGTGTGCGCATCAATAATGATTATGCCGTTGAGGAGATGACCGCACAATGAGCGCAAAAAATACGTTACGGGCATGGACCATTTTTGCCGGTGGCTTCCGTGTAGCCGGCGCGCATGAGTTTACGCCGCCGGAGCTGTCCATTGTCACCACCCAGCTGCGCACCGGCGCCCAGGATGCACCGACGCCGCTGGATGACGGTATGGAGGCGCTGACGTGCTCTATCAAGTTCTGGGGCATCGATACCGATGTGCTGAGCCGCTTTGGCTTTATTTCCGGTCAGCGTCCGCGCTTTATGGCGTATCAGGGATACCTGAGCAACGGCCGGGCGATCGGTACGATCGAAGAGATTGAAGGGTTTGTCTCAAAGATCACACCGGATGCGCGGGGCAATGAAAACATGGGGGAAACGGCAATCACAGTTGAGATTGCGATGAGCTATTACAAGCAGACGCGCGATGGTATAGAGCTGTTTGAAATCGACACCGAGCGTTTTATCCGCCGTGTTAACGGCGTGGATCAACTGGGCGGTCTGCGCAGTAAAATCCGTATCTAATTCCCCATTCAACGACTATGAGGCGGCCTTTGTGCCGCTTTTTTATTGGAGCAACACCATGAATTACCCAGGCAGCAACGTAGAAATCAAACTGTATTCCCCGCTGACGCTGGCCGATGGCAGCAAGCTTGAAAAAGTCACGATGCGCGAACCGCTGGTGCGTGACCGCATCGAGTATGTCAAACGCCCGGGGAGCGATGCAGAAAAGGAAATCGGCATGCTGGCCGATCTGTGCGGCATGAATGTTGAGGATGTCTATCAGCTGACCGCTGCTGACTACTACCAGCTTGAGGCGGCCTGGAACAATTTTTTGCTGCCTCCAGGGGAGCGTCAGAAGAAGACATCAGACAAGCCTTGAGGCTGGTTGGCCGCACCCTGAATTACAGTATGGGAGACTGGCTCTCCATGCCGTTTTCCGCCTTTTACGACTTTGTTAAAGACGAATGTGAGCGGGTGAGTAAATGAGCAGCATAAGTCAAAAATTGAAAGCCGTCATAACGTTTGGCGGCAACATAGACGGCAGCTGGGGCCGCTCGACGGACGGGCTTAACAAAGGGCTTAAAACCGTCGAGAAACAATCCGAACACCTCGCCAAGCAGCAAAAGGCGCTGGCGGATCGGATGAAGCAAACCAAGCTGGCTGGCAAGGATGTCAGCGCCCTGAAGCGTGATTACGACACCGTGACGCGCTCTATCAAAAGGACGGAGCAGGAGCAGGAGTCGCTGAACCGCAGCCTGCAGCGCGCTGAACGTTTTCGTCGTGCAGGTGCGATGGGGCGTGGCTTTATTGGTCGGGCAGGCCGAACGCTTGGCGCCGGGCTGGGGATTGCTGCCGCTGGCGGGTTAATCGGTGCGGGGATCGGCGCGGTCATGTCTCCTGTTCGTTCCAATGCAGAAACCGCCGAGTCATACGGCATTGCACGCAGCTACGGTGTGAACATCGATACGTTTAATGCCTGGCAGAGCCTCGGTAAGCAGATGGGGCTGAACGGGGAGAACTTTGGCGACCTGTTTGAAGAATATCGCAATAAGGTCTCGGATTTTAAGAAGGACCCGACGAAAGGCGCCATCGCAGAGAACTTCCCGTTGCTGGGATTCAAGGCCGGCGATATGTACGGCAAAAGCAATGAAGACCAGGTATCGAGCATTTTTGAACGCCTGCTGAAGCTGGATAACGAACAGCTGGCGGCCGGTTACGCGGATTCCATTTTTGGCGGTGAAGCCAACAAAATTCTGACCTACATGCGCCTGACCGGAAAAAGTTATCGCGATCTGATGGACGAGCAGAAGCGGTACAACCTGGTGACACGTGACGGTGCCGAAGGGGCGATGCGCAGCAACATCGCGTTCAGCAACTTGCGAACGGTCTGGAGCAGTGCTGTGGACCAGATCGCCGGTAAGCTGGGCGGCGACCTGGCCCCGATGGTCACGAAGCTGGCTGATGAGCTATCAGACTGGTTCAAGAACGGCGGTATAGAGGTGATTTCCACGACTATCCGCAAATCGTGGATACCGGCTCTGGTTCAATTCGGTAGCGGCCTAATCACCTTCAGCAAGGTAGCCGTAAACATTGCGCGTTGGCTGGGGCAGTTTGTGCCTGATGAGGCCGACAACAAGAAAACCGTGCTGCGCTCGTTGGCTTATAACGGCTCCACAGAAATAGCCAGGCAGACGGCCGATCGTTATGGGTTGGGGGAGTGGTTTGATCAGCAGGTTGCCGCTAACCCGAACCTGGCTAAACAAGCCGTTGCTGCGAACACAGAAACCCAAGGCATATTAGGATTTCGGGACGATAAAGCGTTCGATAAGCGTATTAATGCTTTGTATGAAAATACTGTAGGGAATGAGGAGGGTGATCCAGTAGCAACAGCATTCACCCGGATGATGGAAAAAGCCGGGCTGCTTGACAGTAAGGAAGAGAAGCCCAATGTCACCGATAACCGCCGGAATAATATCTATATGACCGTCAACGGATCGCCGGGGCAGGATGCCAAGAGTATCGCTGATAATGCGGTAACGCAGATCGGCAAGCTGGACGTATTCAACGGGAACAATGCGATGTATGACGCGCCTGGAGGCTGGAGCGGATGAGCGATATCGACATCATCGGAACGATAACCGGCGCGTATAGTTACAACGCGCCGAATGGGCGCCCGGCAGAAAATGCCAAGATCATGATGATGCTGGGTGACTTTGAATTCTCCATCGACACTGCAGCGTATAACCAGCTGACGAGGGAGGCACGCTGGCGTTGGCAGGAACAGGAGCGGATCGGTAAACAGGACCTGCTGCAGTACACGGGCAAGGAAGCCCGCAGCGTCAAGTTGGACGGCGAGGCCCACGCCTTTTTCCGCAACGGGGTAACGTCCATCGATGCGCTTTACGATCTCGCCGACAAGGCACAGCCCCAGCAGCTGGTTAGTGGTGCCGGGGATGTGCTGGGCTGGTGGGTGATTACGGATTTTACTGATACCACGCCGGCGTTCCTGCCTGGTGGATCTCCGCGAAAGAAAACCTACTCGATCACGATAAAACATTATGCCGACGACATACATAACCCATGAAGGCGATGTGCTGGATGCCATCTGCGCCAGGCATTACGGTCTGGCAAACCTCCCTCAGACGCTGACGGAAGTGCTCGACGCCAACAGGGAGCTGGCCGCGCAGGGGGCGATATACCCTTCCGGCCTGATCATTACGCTGCCTGATATCGAAACGCAGGTTACAGAGCCAACGATTCAACTGTGGGACTGAAATGGAAAACGTGCAGAGAGAAGAATATCGGCCGGAGTTCAGCCTCACGGCGGAAGGGCGGGATATTACTGCGGTGATGCGTGAGAACCTGGTGGAAATCAGGCTGACGGATAATGGCGGCGCCACGGCAAAGGCCGACGAACTGCAGATCACCATCCTGTCGGAAACCATGGCACTCCCTAACAAGGGGGCACGACTGCGGTTGGGGCTGGGGTTTAATAGGGTATTGCAGGACAAGGGATGGTTTGTGGTCAGCGGTATTTCCAGCAGCGGCCCGCCGCGCAAAATCATTATTTATGCTACGGCGGCACCGATGAACGCCCAGCGCCAGCCAGGTGACGTACTGAATCAGAAAAGCCGCAGCTGGGACGATGTGAGCCTGGGCGACATTGTGAAGACTGTCGCCAGTGATAACGGGTTAATTCCCAAAGTGGCCGGTGTACTGGCAAATATCGCAGTCGGGCATCTCGACCAGGTGAACGAATCGGATGCAGCATTAATGACCCGACTTGCCAGTCGTTTTAATGCGATCAGTAAACCATCCGGCGGCTATTGGCTTTTTCTCCAGCAAGGGGAATCGTTAAGTGTCGGAGGAAAGCCACTGGCCAGCGTAACGATTTTAAAGGAAGAGGTGTCGGAGTGGAGTTATACCGATGGCCAGCAGCGTGGCGCAACGACCGGCCCCGGTAAAAAGGGCGAGGGCGGGAAGAAAGGGAAAATCAGTGTCGCGTACTTTGACCCGGAAGACGGGCGAACGAAAACGCAGTCACTCGAACATGATGGTCCATCACAATCCCACCCCTTCACCCAGCCAACCAAAACCGCCGCCAACCACAGCGCACAGTCCAGAAAAACGCAGGTAAGCCGCAATGAACGGCGTATGACGCTCAGCGGCCCGTGTCGCCCGGCACATATCCCACTGACGGCAGAGAGTCGGGTTATTACCCAGGGATTTGGCACGGTGGAGGATAGGAGCTGGTTGATCGAGTCGTTGGTGTTTTCTCTCACCTCACAGGGAATGTCGTTCGCATTCAATTTGGCGACGGATATCAATCCGCCAAAAGGGAAGAGTGGGAAAAAATCGGGAAAAAAGAAAGATGATGGCATTGGCTATTTTGATGAAACATAACGGGAGTCTTTAGTATGGTTAGCCGGTTAACGCAAAAGATGAACAGTGACCCCATTGGCGTCGATAAGGAAATGAAAATATCTGAACTTCCTTCGGCAGAAAATTCGTTAATTGATGATCTCCTTGTTATCTCTCAAAATGACGACGATGGTTTATTGAGAACCAAGAAAATATCAATGTCCTTATTAGCTAAATCACTGGTTTCAGACCGAGATAGTAATCTGGTAAGTCTAGTTGATGGGTTTAAGTTCTTTGCTGATAAGGGCGTTCTTGATACTGCTACTTCCCGAGCAGAAGCGGCAGCCGAAATCGCCCAAAATATCGCAGACGCCAATACCTATTACATTACCCCTGAGGATCCATATGGGACTATTGCGGGGTTGGCTGGAACCCCGGAGGGAAAATCATTCCGCGTAGCTCAGGGGGTGGGATCTGATGCGTCATTCATTTATTACCGTAAAACTAACGGGCAGGCTGTGGCAATCGCTGATTATCCGAGTGAAACCTCGGTAAGGAGCGTTGCAGGGTTGATAAAGAAATCCTCAGGAAAACCGTTCATGCGGTGGCGTGATAAGCTGGGCATGGTTGCCGCATATTGGTCTGCAGATAATGAAGGTGGGGTTGGTTTTGTCAGCAAATTAGTTGGGTTTAGTAGAAATGGATTTTTCTCTGAAAACACAGAAGTATCAGACAATGTCATTAAAAATAAAGATTTCTCTGTAGTTAAAAGCGATGATGGTAGTTTTAAGATAAAAGATAGGCTTGGTCTTACCATTCTTAAAGCGAAAGCCGGTAACCTTTACCTACCGAAAATCAGTGCGATATTGAACTCTGCAACAAAACTAAGCTACGGAAAAGTAAAAATATCCATTGGAACCGGTGGCGATATTATTGCTCTTCGTGATAGCCGTGGCGTGGTGGGGCTTCGTGTTGATAAAAACTGCGTGCTGCATGCGAAAATTGCAGGGTATGATGGGAATTCACCTGCAAGAAAAATGTCCGAGGATTCCATTCTATCTCTGGTACAGTCATTTGCGGATGCGGCAAAAACAAATTTCGGTCGAAGAATTTTTAATAACGTTCCGGCGTTGGGTAATCCAAATAAAAGAAAGAAAAAAGTGCAGTTTTGGATTGTCTACGGACAGTCATTCTGTGTAGGCGCCCAAAGTGGCGTCGCCTTATCACTTACTCAATCGTTGGGTAATGTGATGCTTGGCGATTCGCCGCGCGGTATGAAGTTCTCCACCAACACCACTTATGAATATGCGCCGCTTGGTGGTGCAAATGTCTTTAGGCCGTTGGTTGAGGTCATGCAGGATAACGCAGGAAACATCGTGGCCAACACGTCTGGCGGATATGGAGAGACTATTTCCTCATCCTTTGCCAATAATTTGAAGGCGTACCACAACCAAAGTATGGGCGTAGAAAATGATGATGACTTTATCATTGGCGTCGCCTGCTGCGGCGTTTCCGGTCGCACCATCGAACAACTGAAGAAAGGTGCGACACCAGAGATATACAACCGTGTGGAGACCGCCCTGGATGGCATAGCAGAAGCCGCCGCTGCTGCTGGCTACGATTGGGAAATTGGCGGCATTATCTACATGCAGGGTGAGAATGATAATGGTCAGTCGTTTGAATTCTATTATCCTCGCTTGCAGTCAATGCATGATACTCTGATTGCGTCATGCATGGATAAAAGCGGGCAAGCCCGAAAGCCGCTGTTTATGCTTAATCAACTCGGGAATAACTATGTACGCGGGATGGGTGTACCTTCCGCGCAAATAGAATTGGCGCTAAAAAATGATAATGTTGTGCTGGTCGGGTCGTATCAGGGATTATCGAATCCAGGCGCGCATTTATCGGCTAACTCATATCGAATTATTGGCGCTATGTTTGCTCGGGATGCATTCCGTCACATGTCTGGATATGGCTCATATCCATTTAAATGTGAGAAGGGCGTATATCATGATGATGCTATTTATCTTGGCATGACGCCACATGTCGCCCCGCTGAAGTTCAACAAAGTATTCAACGGATGGAACTATGTCGAGTATTCAGATAAGGGAATATCTGTTAGTGATTCCTCTGGGGCGATTGCTTCTTCTGACTTAACAGTTACCACCGTTTCGCCAACCGTAATAAAGATACTGTGCTCCAGAAAACTGACCGGGAAAGTAACTGTAACTTTAGGCGATAGTGCTCATGGTGGAACGCACAACATATGCGATGGAGGGGGTGAAGTTGCTTGCAATAGGTGGGAATATGGAGTGCCTAACCAATATCCGCAAGAGAACATCCCAGAGTTGGTAAATAAAAACTATTCGCTGGCAACATTTGCAGCCATCCAAACAATTGAATGTAACGAGGTCTAA